AGGGCTGGGCCTCCAAGAGGGCCAAGAAGGACTGGAGTTGCGTGTACTTGCCGTGGTTCAAGACTACCCTGGCTAAGCACGGCTGCACGGAGTGCGGTACCCGATCCTGGGAAGCATGAGCGACGACGGCAAGACCGACGAGGAGCTGCGGAGGCTGATAGAGGAGGCCACCCGGCGCACAGGGCGCGTAGCGCGCCTCGATTGGGACAGCCTCATGTTCGGCCCCCAGCGGGACTTCATCCAGGACCCTCGCCGCCTGAAGGTAGCCTGCTGCTCCCGCCGTGCGGGGAAGTCACACGCGGTGTCTCTGGACCTGCTACGGGCCGGCTTCGAGCACCCTGGGTCCTACCCCATCTACATCAACATGAACAGGTCGTCAGCCAAGACGACCATCTGGCCGGCGCTGCGCGCCATCTCCAAGGACCTAGACCTGGACCTGAAGTTCGACAACACCACGTCGGACATCAAGCTGCCCAACGACAGCATCATCAAGGTGTACGGCGCTGGGTCCCGGCGAGAGATGGACAAGATTCGCGGAGGCAAGCCCCCGTCCGTCTGCCTGGATGAGGCCCAGAACATGGGCTCAGACATGGAGTACCTGGTCACGGAGGTGCTACTGCCCTCTACGGCCGACTACCAGGCCAAGATCATGGTGACGGGCACCCCGTCCAACGCCAGCCACGGCCCGTTCTACGACATCTGCCACGGAGGCCAGCTGGGAGAGGGCAACGTGGGGTGGGGAGTCCACCACTGGACCATGAAGGACAACCCCTACATCCCTGACTACCTCGCCGAGCACGAGCTGGTGAAGGCCGCCAAGGGCTGGCAGCACGACTCTCCGGCTTTCCGCCGTGAGTACCTGGGTGAGTGGATCAGAGACACCCACAACATCGCCTTCAGCCCCACGACCAAGATGATCGTGGAGGACTGCCCCTTCAGCGACGCCAACGACTGGCGCTACATCCTGGGGGTCGACCTCGGGACCGTGGACCCGTGTGCGTTCTGCATACTGGCCTACAGCCGCCAGCTGGGTAAGACCTACGTCCTAGAGACCTACAAGCAACACGACCTGAGCGTCATCCAGGCAGGGGCGGAAATAGAGCGCATCGAGGATCGCTACCCGCGATTCACCCATCGGGTCGTCGACTCGGGTGGGCAGGGTGCCGCCTTCGTCCGGCAGTGGAAGGACACGCACCCCCACCTGGCCGTCAAGCCGGTCAAGAAGGGCTTCAACTCCGTGGACATGGGGATAGCTATCATCAACGCCGACATCCGGGCAGGGAAGCTGCTGTTCGTCCGTAGGAGCAACAGCGACCTGCTACAGGAGCTAGATCAGATCGTGTGGGATGAGCGGGCCCTGGAGATGGGCAAGCGTATCATCCAGCGCGGGGTCCCGGACCATGCTGCGGATGCCTTCCGCTACGCTTACACGAAGGTCAGGAACTACGACACCGGGGACATGGTCCACGACAACGACGTGCAGTACGGGTCGGAGGACTGGGAGAAGCTGATGGAGGCTGACCTCCGGGAGCAGGCTATGTCAGCTCCGAAGGAGCCGGAGCCATTTTGGAAGCGAGTTCAGAAGTGGAAAGGTCCTCAAGGTGATGGATAAGGTCCTGTAGGTCCTTCATCGCCTCAATCTGGGCTGACCGGGGCCCTACGGTCCCGTTGAATAGTTTGGCCACCCTTCGGGCCTTGACGTATAGCTCTTCCATCAGTCTCCAGAAAACCGGCACGGGCGGGACCTGCTCCGAGTCCCGCCCTCTATGGCCGGGGAGACCGGTCGGCGTCATGCCAGCCTATCTCCGTACCCCTAGGCTGGGCGGTTGCCCAACTAGGGATCTCCCTACATAGCCTAGGGAAAGTCCATTGTCAACCATAACACCTAGTAGCAGATGACCGACGTAGCGCTTTCTGATATGGGCTCGCCCTGGTGGGATGAAAAGACCAAAACCAAGGCGCTTGCTCCCGCAACGCAGCTCTTCAGGTACATTGCGGATGAGGACTCAGCCCGTCTCCAAGCGTACACTGCGTACAACCGTATCTACACAAATCGAAAGATCCACAGCAACGACTTCCTGGCCTCCTACACCGCATCGTTCGCCGTCGAAGGTAACGCTTACAGTCGCGTCCCGATCAACCTGTGCAAGGTGTTCGTAGACGCTGCTCACGCGCGTATCACTCGCCAAAATCCACGTCCCGTCTTTGTCACAGCCGGGGGTAACTTCACTCTGCAGAAGAAGGCTCGCCAGATGCAGAAGTGGTGCGAGTTCACCGACACATTCACCGACCTGCGGCCCAAAAAGAAGAAGGCCTCCCTCGACTCCCTGATCTACGGCACGGGCATCGTGAAGACCTCGATCCACCCCGTGGTGAACGAGATCTGCAACGAGCGTGTCCACCCGGGCGACCTCTTCATGGACCCCGTTGAGGCGTCTGCTACCGACTCCCCCACCCACATGTACCAGCGCGCATGGGCCTCCCGCTCGCGCCTGGCCAAGATGTACCCCGGCTCCAAGAAGGCCATCAAGAACGCCGGCCGACTCACCAAGGACGAAGCATTCTCCAACAGCCGCACTCGCGCCACCATGAACAACCTGGTGGAGGTCGTGGAAGGCTGGAGACTCCCGAGCTGGGATGGTTCGGGCGACGGAAAGCACATCATCTTCATCGACGGCGCCTGCCTTGAGCTTGGCGACTACGAGTACTCCGACTTTCCCCTTTCCGTGACTCGCTGGAAGGACGACCCGACCGTGGGCTACTGGGGCATCAGCCTCGTGGAAGAGCTGCTCGGTCTGCACTTCGACTACAACAACACCATCCGGAACATCGAGGAGTGTATCACCGCGATGCCTACTCCCATCATCATGATCCCGGAGAGTGGTAACGTGAGCGAAGGCAAGCTCGGTAACTACAACGGCCTCGTGCTGACCTACGCCGACAAGCCACCGACGTTCCAGGTTCCCCCGAGCGTCCCCACCGACGTCGTCAACTACGCCGACACCATCTGGGAGAAGGCCGGCTACGTCGCACGCCTCACTTCCCTGAGCCTCCCGGAAGCTACCGGTGGGCAGTTCGAGTCGGGACAGGCTGTCCGAGACTTCAACGACATCCAGGGCACCGAGCTGGCTCCCCAGTTCGAGGACTTCGAGCGCTTCAACGTGCGCGTCTACGAGGCCCAGGTCCGTGGCGGTAGAGACATCTACAAGCGCGACCCGAGCTTCAAGGTCGTGATGAAGAACGACAAGTACACCGTCGAGGACATCGACTGGAAGGTCATCGACGACCCGAAGAAGGGCGCCTTCATCATCCAGGTGTGGCCCGCCAACAAGCTTTCCCAGACCCCGAGCGGCAAGAAGGACGACGTGCTCTCCTTCTTCAACGCCGGCATGCTGGACATCGGTGAGGCATGGAGCCTTATGGACTTCCCCGACACCGACCACATGAACAACCTGGCCAACGCGGCCCGGAAGAATATTGAGCGTATCCTTGAGGACATGCTCGACGAGAACCTCTACACTCCACCCGAGCCCACCCTTGACTTGCGTCTCGCGATGAAGCTCACCCAGATGTACATCAATAAAGCGCAAGCGATGCGTGTTCCCGAAGAGCGAGTTTCCAAGTTACGACAGTTCATGCGACAGGTCCACACGCTCCTTCAGGAATCAGAAGAAGGAACAAGGCAGCTTCAGACCGGGGAAGGTTCCCCGCTCGCAGGCGGCCCACCAGCAGTCAGCCCCGATGGGTCGGCTCCTACAGCGATAGGATAGTACCATGAGCGAAGTTACAGAGACAGCAGAGGTGGCCCCCGAGGTCGAAGAGCTTGACGGCGCCCCGGCCCCCACGGTCGAGACGAAGCAAGAGATGTGGACGCGCCTTCAAGAGGCCCAGTCCGATGTCATCAGCACCGAGGACGTTGCAGGCACCAAGCCAGCGGAAGAGGGCGCTAAGTCCGACCGCGAGCTAGTGGCCCCTTCGATCCGAGAGTTCATCCGAGCCCAGAAGGTCGTTGAACCCAGCCCCCTAGAGACGGAGATTGCCGAACTGCGCGGAGCGCTGGACGGACTACGTGCAGAGGGAACCCCAGAGAACCCCCAGACCCCCGAACAGCAAGTGCTTGCTAAGCTTGAGGCCCTAGAGGCCCGCGAGTCCGAGCGACAAGAGACTGAGAAGGCGGCCCGTGAAGAGGAAGACCAGAACTCCCGCATCCGAGCGATGAAGGACGGAGTTGTGGAGAACATCCGATCACGGAAAGAAGACTACCCTGGCCTGTTGGCGCTAGAGCAAGAGGAGACCGCGTTCAACGCACTCGTCGGCCGGCTCCAAGAAGGCGAGGACACCAGTGAAGACGAAGTAGCCAGCGAGATCGAGGAAGGCCTGAAGGAAGTCTATGAAAAGCTTCACAAGGTCTACGGCATTAGTAAAGACCCCACACCGGCCAGCGAACCGACCACACTAACCAACACGCTCGTAGCGGACGACGTTCCTGTTGACTACACCACCTTGGTGGACAAGAAGGCAGCGATGAAGGCGCTCTGGGCAAAACACTCACACTAACCCTATATCGGAATCTGAAAAATGACTTTTGCAGCTACGACTCAGTCCGACTACGTTACGTTCCTCAAGGAATGGTATCGTGGGGCGGTGGTGGCGGATCTTACCTATGATAACCACCCCTTCCTTGGACTAGTCCCCAAAGACACAGACGTTCGCGGCAATACTGTCGTGAACCCCATTCGTTACTCCAACACGACCGGTCGGTCGAATACTTTCGCGAAGGCACACGCCAACGTGGGAGCCGCCAGCCGTGAACGTTGGGAACAACAACACATCAGCAACTACTCGAAGGCCGCCGTCGAGAACAAGGTGATGGTCCTTTCAGAAGGATCGGACGCCGCGTTCCAACAGGCTCTTACCGACGAGATTGACGCCGCGCATGGTGCCTTCGCTAACGACCTCGACTTCGAGATCCACAGTGACGGAACAGGCGCGCGTGGTATTGTTGTCGATACCATCGACACCCTTGTTGTTGACCTTGACACAGCTCGTAACTTCGAGGTGGGCATGGTTGTGCAGCACACGGACACAGATGACGCGCTTCTTAACTCCGGTGACGAAGTAACCATCACAGCGGTAAACCGCACATCAGTCCCCCCGACCATTACGCTTTCCGCTGACTGGTCCACGACCACCATTGCTACCCACAAAATCATCCAGTCGGGTGATGCGGCAGCAAAGGTTGACGGTCTTGCCGCTTGGCTTCCTGGCTCAGGCGTTAGCGCTGACCCCTTCAACGGTGTCGTGCGAACTGCTGATCCTAGCCGCCTTGCTGGTCTTGACGGTGTCAAAGGCACGACTTCAACTCTGCTCATCACGGATGCCCTCATCCAGACCGGTGCGCAGCTTATGAAGGAAGGCGGATCCCCGAACCTTGCCCTCTTGGCCCCAGTCGACTTTGCCGACCTGGCCCTTGAGACAGAGGCTCGTGGCCGTTACGCGAAGCTTGGCGCGACCTCAGGTAACCTTTCCTTCTCGGCTCTGGAAATCCAGACCGGTGCGGGCGCGGTTCCTTGCGTGAGCGATCCCCAGGTTCTTGCGGATACCTTGTTCATGCTTGATACCCGAGTGATTAGCCTGTTCTCAGCTGGCGAGCTTCCGAGCTTGTTCAACCGAGACGGCTCGTTCTACCATCGTTCAGAGACAGCTGATGAAATCAGCTTCTACCTGTACGGCTTCTACAACATGATTGTGAAGCAGCCTGGTCGTTGCGCTTTCTTGCAGGACGTCTACTAAGTTCTTACTTTTTACTTTGGAAACCCCCGGCTTCGGCCGGGGGAATCCCCTTTTTACTGAGTTGAAATGGCTGAAACACTTACATCCCTGATCCTCCAAGCGCGGCGCCGAGCCGACATGGAAAACAGTGCTAACTTCGTCTCGGATGACGAGATCACGCACATGCTGAACGACAGCATTGCGAACATCTACGCCCAGATGGTTAACATTGATGATGGATCGCTCTTCGCCATTATGTGTCCCGAGGTTGTGAGCCTTGGAAATAACTCTTATCAACTCCCCTCAGATTATATGCGGCTGGTGGACGTCAACATCCACACTGGCTCGCGCTGGGTTCCAGCATTCCCAGCAGACCCCCAAGCCTACTTGTCACTCCTGACTCGTAGCTACAACGGTGACCACGACGTGCGCTACTTCGTGCGCCTCAACGTGGAGCAGGACCGCTACGAGGTCTTCCTCTTTCCGTCCAAGGACGTCGCTGACATCGGCATTCGGTACATCCAGCAAGCCCCCGAACTCTCCATCGCCGGGGACACCCTGAACTGGCCATCCAACTGGCACCAACCTGTCGTAGTCGACACCGCGATCAAGATGCTCGTGAAGGAAGAGTCAGATCCCTCTGGCCTCATCTTCGAGTACGAGCGCGGCCTCAAGAGGGTGCTGAAGGACATCCGGTCACAGAAGGTTGCCGAAGTCAAGACCATTCGAGACATGGGCAACAGGGGCAGAGGGCGCAACCCTTTCTACCTACCTAGCAGCGGCGGAGCATAATGACCTACCGTAAGCTCGGTATGGACCGCAACCAGATGGGCGTCGGCCAGGCCTTCGGCTCGGGCACCGGGTCCCTGGTGACGGGAGACATCACTCGCGGAGAGGTTGTTGAGGTGATAATCACCGTGGCTAACGCTGGCGGTTCCGCAACGGTGAGTCCACGGAGAACTGGAGCCATCCCCATCGCAATAGCCCTCGACGACACCAACGAGGCGTGGAACTGGTCAATCACCGGCACCACGCTCTCCGTCAACTGGACTGCCGGCTCCACCGACGGCGTCATGCACTTCTGGGTCTTCTAATGGTTCTCAAGCGCGCAACCAAGTCCATCCCGCTCTCGGGCGGTGCGAACAACGAGGCTCCTGACGAGCTGTTGTCTCCCCCAGCACTGCTGCACGTGGAGAACGCGCGCTTCACCAAGGTTGACTTCGCGGAAAAGACCGAGCCCATGACCGACCAGGGGGACTCGGGGATCGACTTCTACACCGGGCAGAGGCCCTTCGCCCTAGAGACGGTGAACAATACTCTGGTTGGTGTCGGACAGGACGAGTACTTCCGGTACGACGGCACCTCCTTCGAGACCACAGCCCACCAGACAGACCTGATGGGGATGGACAGGATCCTCTCCACGGCCGAGCAGGCCGGTGGGAACCACTACACCTGGGCCCGAACCGGCACCTGGGCCTCAGGCGTAGTGACTACGGACAGCTACGCAGTAGCCTTCGAGAAGAGGGACAACACTGGAACCGAGTCGCTGGTGGCCGGCGTGGACACCAACGTCTACGTCCACCGGTATGACCTCCAAGGGAACCTCATTGACGAGACCATCATCGCAGGCGCCATGGGCCCACGACTAATCTCGGCAGACAGCAGTGTAGGGGCCAAGCTCTTCTATCAGATAGACGACGACCTATACTGGCGGGCCGTCCAGTACACCGAGGACTCCGCCCTGGGCAGCGCAACCCTGATCGCCACTAACGTCTCCTCACAACGGCAGGAGTACAAGAACACCAACCAGTGGGGCTCACGTGCAACCTGCG